CGGGAACTTCGAGTTATCTCGGTTTTCATCTATCAAATGTGGCGATCTCGGTCACTAGCTGATTATGCCGCAGCAGTCCACCAACTCATTGAGATATTAGGACTTCCTTCATTACCTGTTATGGAGACACTGGTTAAGTCTTTTGTCTCTAGAAATTTTGAGAAGTTAGAAGCGTGGTTGCACCCTAAGGTGGCTCAGAACGGTCCAACTGTTCTTGGTAAGATAGCTGATATGTTTGATTTGGTTTTAGCGTCAACACTTGTTGACTCCTTGAAAAAACTAGTTCTCACCCTCTTTTCTTTTAAATTATTTGATAAGGATATAGGGAAATCTATTTCTTCTCATCTTGGCACGTGTGTCAAGATGACAACTATAGAGTTGATTCCTTTCTTGTTGAAGTGTGTTGACGGACTATTTCGGGTAGGTCGTGCAATCATATCTGGTGTCCCTGTTTGTGAAGCCATTTTTTGTGAAGATCCTATGGCTGTTGCTTGCTCTCGTGTTAGTGACCTTATAGCATTTAGAGAATTGACCTACACAGGCTTACCTGTTGAGGGGCGTATAGATTTGAAACTGTTTTTAACAGAGCTTAAAGCTAATCTTGATCTTCTATCGACGGGTGTTAAATCTTTGTCATCGACAGCTAAGAGTACTATGTATTATAATAAGATATTAGGAGAAGGTAGGATTATTTTTGCAAATAAGCTTTCTGAATTTGGTGCGGGATCCCGTCCAGCGCCTATTGGGATAGTAGTTCATGGCTTGCCTGGAACTGGGAAAGGAAAAGTTTTACCACATATAGCGTCGATTATGAGTAATGTTCGAGGTAGAGATTTCTCAACTACACATATTTATTCACGATCTTTAACATCGGATTATTGGGAAGGATATAGCCCCGCGTCCCACCCATATATTCATTATTCCGAGGTTGGTCGGGTTCATCCAGCCCTAGCCCGTTCTCAAGGTGATAAGCACGTGAATGAGTTAATCTCTCTGATTGATACTTTACCATTTGTTTGTGATATGGCTTTTTCTGATAAAGGAAAGATTTTTGCTCGCCCTGAATTAGTTTTGATTGATACCAATAATGTTGATATGAATTTGGAGTTCTTAGTCAATAATAAGGCAGCGTATAAGCGCAGATTTATTTTCGTTGAAGTAATAGTGAAGCCGGAGTTTTGTATAACTGGTTCGTCAAGCATAGATCCTGAGAAGGTTATTGCGAGCGGTGCAGGTATGGATGCTTATATCTTTAACATTACGAAGTATAATGCCACCTCTAATACAGGAACTATCCCAGACAAAAAGTTGGTGAGAGGTAACATCTATCAATTAGATGATGTGTTGACTCAATTATTTTCGGATCATATTCTCTTGCAACAACGTATTGATGGATCACTTGGTTTAGATGGAGATAATTTCGAGTATCAAAATGTAGCTCACGCATCCGTCAGTGACGATGTCAATGAGGATATTGATAATGAGGATGATGGTGACGACGATATAGATATAATTCCGCCTCCACCTCCTCGTGAGAGTGTGCCTCGTGTTGAAATTAGTAGGAGTGCATCAGGATTAGGACATGCCAATAGTTTGGCCCCACTAGAAGGTTTTTGTAATGAGGAAAAAGATTGGGCTTATACTACTGAGATTGTTGCACAATCTGGGCTGATTTTTAGCTCCCAGCATACGGTTTTATTAACCATTGCATCACTGTGGGATAGGGCTCGCAATTATTGTCGCTTCATTCGATTATCTATGTCTATTATTGCTATGTTCGTTACTATGTTAGGATGGGATACCGCTATACGTGGGTATGTTGTAAAGAACATTACTCCTATACGACAATGGACAATGGCGGCTATTTTGGTTCTCGTGACATATTGTTATAGTTGGATTTGGCCTTGGGTCGTTGCTATTCTGCTTATTCAGAAATTGTTGGTTTATACGTCTGAACCTCAACAAGCAGCTCGTCTGGACGATTCTATTTTATTGTGGAAACATTATGTGTTCGGAACCCATTATAATCCCTTCGAGAAGTTTAGTATGTTGTCGACGCGACGGAAAGCCATGATGATTACTATTCCTGCAGCTGCAGTTTTGATTTATAAATATCGTACAACACTATTTTCGTGGATGATGTCGTCGGAGTCTGACAATATTGAAGCGGAAGTGGTATTAGAAGATTATGGTATTCTTAACTTAGAAGAGCAGCTTGGTGCAGGTAGTGAGATGAAGCGAGTTCCTGTTAATAACACTCAGATATGGAATGTCATCAAACCCCTTAATCCTCCCGTGTATACAGGAGATTTAGAAACATTTTCGTCTAAAGCCATAAAGAATACTAGATTTGTTGTAGTAATACGAGATGGTGGATGGAAATCTTATATTTTGGGTGTACGTGGTTCATTGGCTCTAATTAATTTACATGTCTTTAAGGATGCAAGAGAAGTTCGTGTCCGAATATCTAGAACAAATGGAATACATGTATATAAAAAAGATAAGAATGGTAAAGACGTGAATGACATCGAAGATCTCAATAGCGTACAACAGACTGGTTGGTTTGAAATTGATTTATCCATGGATAATGTCACCAGGGTTACAGATGATATCGGATTATTTGACACGTTAGGTATATGCTATACGGATATAGTATCTCATTTTCCTATGGAGCAGATTGTTGGATCTATGAGGGCAATGGTCTATGCGAACAAATATCGTGCTACCTTTTCTCCTGGTGAGTTGCATTTTTCGTCAGATGGGAAACCGATATCCGCAAAGGGCTATCTTACATATGGTGATGTGAAACATCAATCAGGTATGTGTGGCTTACCAGTTGTAGTTGAGTACCAGAAGGGAGCTGTTATAGGTGGCCTACATATGGCTGGATATATTGGCAGGCAGGTTGCGTATGCTAAAACCATAACTCGACAAGAGTTGACGAGAGCATTCGATTTACATGCTAGTAAGTCATTATGTGTGAATTTATCTCAGGGGGCATTACTAAATGTTTCTATCGAAGAGCCTTCTCGTAAGTCAGTATTTAGATATGAGGTATTGCATGATCTAGAGTATCACGGTAAGATAGAGGGTCCAGTTATTATGGAATCTAGTTCTAAAGTGGTTGCTACCCCTTATAACATAGAAGCTCAGACAATGGTTTGTGAGATTTTGAAGCAAGATGTCCCAAATAATTTTGGCCCACCTCTCATGAGACCGTGCACTCGCAAGGGTGTATATGTATCTCCATATAATTTAGCCATGAAATCTATTGCTTCTCCAAAGAAAACATTGAATCAGACCGTTCTGAAACGAATCCAGAAGGACCTTATTAGTCGTTTTACTACTTTGTTGAGATCTAAGGGTGTAGTTCATTTGAAACCCCTTTCCGTTAGTCAAGCCATTAATGGTGTAGATGGAGATTGCTTTATAAAAAGTATGAATTTTTCCACATCAGCAGGTTTCGGTTTAAGAGGTCTCAAAAGTGACTACTTACCGTTGAATGACCAAGGGCTACGTTACCCAGGAATACAGGTGGTGGAGGGAATTGCTCAGACTTTCTCTAATTATGCTAGAGGGTTGTCTAACAGAGATGTTTTTGTGGCTCATTTGAAAGATGAGCCTCGGACGCTTGACAAGATAGCACAGGGGAAAACACGAGTTTTCTATGGTGCCGCGTTAGTTAATAATATTGTGGCGAGAATGTTGCTCGCACCATTCTATTCTCTTTTAGTTCAGTATCACGACGTCTTTAGATCTATGGTGGGAATTAACATGGTTAAAGGAGCAGATTCGCTCGTGCGCGAGATTTATGATTTCTGTGGCAAGCAACATGGCGATGACACTTTAGATATTTTAATACTCGAAGGGGATTATAAGAATTATGATCAATGTATGCCTATGGGTGTTGGTGAGTGTGTTAATGGTATCATATTGGAAGTTTTACGTTTTTTGGGATATAATGATGTTGCGCTGAGGGCCACGCAGGGTATTCTTACTGATAATCTTTTCCCTTATGTTGAAATGCTAAAGGATTTATTTTGTGCTCCGGGATTGCAACCTTCTGGTAAATATGGCACTGCTGAAGATAACTCCCTGAGGGGATTAGTGCTGTTAATGTATGCTTGGTATATACACCCGGAT